GATAGCAGGCACTATTGGCGTTGGCGTACACCGGATGGTGATAAGCCTTCCCGGGACTCATGGTGAGGCCGACACGCTTACCTACATCGACATGACGCTCCCAGAGAGAGCGATGAGCGACATAGAGCATGTCGTCCCCATTAACAAGAACTGCCTTTAACTTCTCCTTAAGGGTCTTCGGATCATCTTTGATGGTCTCTAGGTAGAGACCGAGATTCGCAAGACAGAGAATGGGGAAGGACAGAATCGAGCCCATGAGTTGTCCATTGACCTGTCGAACAGGGAGGACACTATCATTAAAGGGGAAGGGATACTCACACTGGTGGGGTGCGAGTACAGAACGCCAAACATTCTGCATACCGGCATCCTGACCATCGATGAGATGACCAAGGATGGAAGCGGAAAGGCGGGCTGATAGCTTATCAGTGGCCGCTGAGTAGTCAATCGAAAACCATTCGAGTTGACCGTTGCCCAGTCCAACGGGACGGCGAGCAAGATCATACAGATCTGTCGCCTGGAGAGGAGCGCCTATCAACCGAAAGCAATCCATACGCCTCATTACGTTATGAAGGGACTTCTGAAGCCTCTTACTAGCGTAGTAAGGTAATGAATTGCCTTTGGAAATGACACGAACCTTAAGTGGTTCAAGGACGGCCTGAATGGTCGCCTTGAGTGTAAGTTGCTTCTCAGCATACTTAACACAACCACGGCGGATCGCCTCATACCACTGGACTTCTCCAGTTGGGTAGGCATACTACTCAATCACCAGATTGAACTGGACAACACCACCAAGCACAACTCGGGGATAAAACGTCATCCGGACCAAGTCCGGAAGACAACGTCTTTGAGTTGGGTTCAGTGGATTGCAATTCTTCAAAGTAGGAACATGACTAAGAATTGCACCGAGCTGGCCTCCGCCAGCTCGGCTTTTCTCATAACTCGCGCTTGTTGACGCGACGTGATGAGTCTCACCGTCGGTGAGCCAATCGCTCTCCCGACCGCAGGTGTCATACTCCCTGCGAAGGTTTCGCCGGACCTTGTCCAAAACCGGCTTCAACTCCTTCATAACACTGTCATGTGTTTCATCGTCGATAGGGTCGGAAACGCCCATCGCCTCGCGGTGCTCTTTGTACGTGGTTAACACCAAGTCGTCAGAGAGCGGGAGCGCAGAGCGCTTCCCCTGGAGGAAGGAATACCACAGGTGGGTATTCTTTCGATTGAAAACACGAAGACGTGGCATGGCCCAGTTACGATACTGGCCGATCGGGTTCCAAACCTGATCAGGAGGCTTGGGTGATTCACACCTCAAGTATCTCGCCATGGGAGCAACAGTAAGGTACTTTGCTCTCTTGAAGAAGATGGCTTCATCCTCAACGGATAGATAAGCCATAGCCTGGGTCTTGAAGCTATCCATAGCTTCCTT